GCGGTGGCCCAGCTGCACCTAAGCAACCTGATACACCACCCGGTGACGATACCGGCGGCACTGCACCCAGTGGCGGCGCAGTCGGTGGCCGTGGTGGTGCTGGCGATCCATCATCACGTAACGGGTTCCCAGCTAGCGAGAACCCAATGGCCGGTGCCGGAGCCAGTAATATCAAGTCAGACATGGGTGAGAGTGCGTCACTCGAAGACCAGGTAGCGCTGCTGATGCGTGAACGCGAACGCCAACGTCGTGTTCCTGATCCTGAGTTGGTAGGTGACTACCGCGAAAGCAGTGTCAAAAACCTTAAAGAATTAGTGCAGGGGGCTGTGCAAAGTGTCTGAACCCATGTCCACCCGGCCGGTCAGAGTGATCATCGCAGGTGCGCTTGATGAACTGCGCCTACGCGAAGCTCGACTGCTGGAGATCAGCAACGAGCTTGCTGCTGTGCAAGAAGCGATCAAAACCCTGACCAAGCTCAACGCTAAGACCGCGGTCGCGCTACACCCGACACCAGCACCACAAACCGCTCCGCCCCGCCGCGCATCGGTCCACCCGGTAGCTGCAGAGAACCAAATTAGAGAAAGGCTGACTGCAGCGCCACTCAGTGTCAGTCAGCTGCAAGCTGCCACCGCGCTGCCCGCTAGCGCGATACGTACCGCGCTCCAACGCCTATGCGAGAATAGCGAAGCTGTCCGGATCGGTAGCGGCCGTTCTACCAAGTACCGTCGAGCATCCGCTATCCGCGACGTAACGCCTCTCACACTGATGGCGTGACGTATGTTGAGGCTGGATGACCCGCGGGTACAGCCGGGCGCATACATAGACAACGGCAAAGACCTGTTTCGGGTGCTCGATTACGAGACGATGGGAAAACGTATAAAGGTCGAAGATTGCCGCTACGACCTGGACACTAGTAATCCCGACTGGGAGTGGATACCGCTCATCGCGGTCGAGCGGGATTTCGAGCTGGCTACCGATCGTAAACCCGCAGAGGTGGTTTAGCTGGCTCGCTCAGCTATCGACATGTTCGTGGATAAGCAGAAGCGTCTGTTAGTTCAGACGTATAACGCTGCTTGGCAGAAAGGCGTCGACAGCTACGGTAAAGGTACCCCGCCCGAAAAACCAGATCCCGTTCGCCGCGCAGTAGCGTTAGCGCCAGCGTTCAAGAGCTTAAACGCAATGGCCGATGAGTTCGCAGACGTCGGTAAGAAGCCGGTACGTGAAGCGGATCCGTCAGCGCAGCAGAAACCGACAGTCAGCCAGCGTCTAAAGCAACTTTTCCGGATAGGTGTGGGTACAGCGGCAGCTGTAAAAGTAGCTGGGAGCCCACGAGAGCCCTCTGATAGCCCTTCTAGCGATACAGGGGCATCTGAGCCCGCCTCAGCAGCTTCTGATGACGCGGACGCCGCGGGGAGCGTCGCATCCGCTGTCCGCGACTGGGTGATTAATAACGCCTATAGGCTTGATGGCGCCGATAGTGTGGTTTGGGCCGGTGAGCAAGCCGGTTACGGTGAAGCAGCCGACGCTGACGGTCAGTTGCTCGGCTGGGACGACACCGGCGACGCCAGCGAATGCGGCGATTGTCATGAGCTGGCAAACATGCCGCCACAACCACTAAGCGAATGGCCCTGTACACCGGGTGATGGGGCCACGGAATGCAATATCGGCTGCCGATGTGAACTAACCGCTACCGGTGACTCCGTACTACCGAATGACACGTATGCACCGGCACTAACTGGTTCACAGAGCGCCTTGATAGATAAACTCGTTGCGGCACAAGCAGACGCAATGTCCGCGATGATGCCGGACTCTCAGTATTTAGAATAACCCGGAAGGAGCGTCTCCAATTGGACAGTAACGTATGGACAGCTGCCTGGAGCGGTCCGTGACTCCTGAAAGCGAGTCAGAAGCGCGTGCCCGACACGAACGTGAAACGAAAGCGACTGCTTTGGCCGTAGATCAGGCACGACGCGACGAAAGAACCAAAGCTAGGCTTGATGGACATGACAGAGAATTGACAGAGGTGCGTGCTACCGCATCTGAAACATCAAGCAAGCTGGACGGGGTTGTAGCTACGCTTAATAAGATCGAGCAGGCGGTAGCGACACAAGCCGCGGTCGCAGCCGCAGGGCTGTCCAATCGAACGTTCTGGCTCGGTGTGGCGGCCGTAATAGCGTCTATAGCAGCTATTTTTATTGGGACGGGGCACTGATGCGTAAACGCAATCAATACTTGGCTATCACATTGGTGATAGCAGCGCTTGGTTTCAATATTTACTCCAATCTGCATACGGCTAATCGTGTAGATACCACCGTCAACGAGTCTGCGCAGACACGTGTTACCACCGTAAGACAGCGGTGTCATCTCACATCAGAAGTAGCCAACTTTTCGCTGCATGCGGAACAAGTACTCGCTCACTTTGCGCCTCGAGAGGTGCCGTCGTTCAGCAATGATTACGCAGGGTTCGAAGCTAGCTATCACTCTTGCAAAAAGCAGCTGATAACGGTGGAGTCGATAGCCAATAAAGCCCCACCGTCGTGAGGATAGATCGCCAGCGAGCGCTGGGTTTCCTGCTACTGCTATCGCTGGCAGCGGCGGCACTATACCTGATCTTGCAGCCCGGGTTTCTTACGTACTATTTTGGCGGGCCGGGGTCGACTCCGTGGTGGGAGCGCGCGGTATGGGGTAATGTGTGGGCTTGCGTGCCGTGCGGTATCCTTGCTGTGTTGTATGCTCGAGCTAAGCTCGCTGCACATCGCAAGGCTCAACACGAAGAGCATGTAGAGGTGATGCAGCAGGCTGAGGCGCACCACAAAGAGCAACGTGAACACAATAAACACGTGTGGGAACACACAGCCGAGATCTACGAAAAGACTACCGGTAAACGAGCGCGGCAACATCCGCACGCCGAACTGTTTCGAAAGGAAGTGTCCTGATGGCGCTATACGCCCCTATCGACTGCGCCAGCTCAGGGCAGAATGAGATCGTCCCGGCTAAAGGCAACGAGTCGATCATCGTAGTCAGCTACGTACTAGTGGCAGTTAGCGCTGTGACCGCCAAGTGGGAGGGCTACACTGCATTGGGTGGCGTGGCGACCGAGGAGATGTCGGGCGCGATGTCGCTGATCACGGGTACGCCGTTATCACCAGTGGGTACGCTACAGGACCCGTTGATGGTGGTTAAGGAAGGGCTAGACCTGAGTTTGCTGTTGGGCAGCGGTGTGCAGGTGTCCGGTCATATTGCTTACTATTACTCGGGCGACGCTTAATGCGGGGCTAGCCCTTCAACGAGTGTGGCTCGTCTTCCACGATCATCCCAAGTCTCTCAGCGAGCTGCAAGGGAGTTGTCTTGTAGCGGTCGTAGAAGCCTCGGCAGACGGCGTTGTCCACGCCGGGCTCAAGGGTCGAGTGGCAGACGATCGCTGAATCGTCACGCTGAGCGTCTTCGATCATTCCTTTCAGGCGACCTAGCTGGAGACGCATCAAATTTCTTGGCCTGAAAACGCAGGTACTGCACATCTCACGGCAGACGTGGATCTCGCCATTGCGAAAGATGTTGTGGTTATGCCGGGGCACCCGACTTCCTCTATTCTGGTGCTAATAGTTGCTTGGGTTCCATACCGTCAGCTCGGACCGTCACTTCACCGTCGGTAGTGACACTAAGGATGACGCCGCGGAAGGGGTACCCGTCGGTTTTGGATTTGGCTGCGTCGGCTTTGGCTTTAGCTGCTGCTTCACGAATGTAGTGAGCGAGCTGATAAGCGGGACCAACGGTCAGACCTACGGTGATGGCGGTCTGGACGTCGATATTGCGGCTCGTCTTCATGGCCTCATTCTCCTACCCATCCATCTGCAACCAGCAGCTGGTAGACATTCTCGCCGGGGTTGAGTTGGTAGTAGGCATCGCCGATACGTTGCGCTAATCCCTCGGCTACCAGCACATCATACGTGCGCCTCTTCACGGCAGCGGGTACTACGCCGCCTCCGCGATGCTCGTGCAACTTTCGCAACGCCAGGCGTTGCGGCTCCGTCATGCGCTTGCGAGACGCGCACTTGAGCATCTCTTTCCATCTTCGTTGATCAGCAAGTTGACACCCTGACAGCTGAAGTAAACAACACCTCCGCCGCGCGGTGTGACCATAACGGGTTCGCCGTCGTGCTCGAGCGAGAACTGCTCGAGCCTGTTCTCTTGTTCTTTCGTAAGCACACCCTGAGTTTAGCAGATGCGTGCCTACGTGTCAAGTACCAGGGAGTCAAAGTCCTCCCGCGCCGATCACGCTTTGATACCGTTTCAGTTCCAACTCTTACCGCACAACCGAGGAAGGGAAGCATTCATGTCACCTATCACATCAGTAGACGACCGTGCAGCAGGCTCCGCAGGACAGGGCTTCGCAAATCTGGTCGACCAGAGTTCACTCGCTGAAGAACTCAACAAGAGCGGCAACCCCAACCGCAAACCGCACCCATTCCGCGCGTACTGCAACAGAGTAATCGAGAAGGCTGGCGTGCCCGATGCGCAGGAGACCCGCGAGATGGCATCTAACATCTGCGGCGCTGTTGCCCGGCTGCCGTTCGTACCAGATGATAAGACCAAGATCCCGGACGGTGACGGCGGCACCACCACCGAGTTCGAGCAGCAGATCCGGAAGACCGCCCGACGTGCAGAAGAAACACTCGACTCCGAGATGGTGTGGACCGCGTCCGCACTCAAGATCTCCAAGGCTGCGCTCGAAATCCGTAAGGGCGACCCGGACGGCAGCAAGCACGAAGCATGGGTCAACGACCCGCTGCCCGGCGAGCGCCGCGAGCTGGCAGCCGCTGCAGCCGCGGCCTCCTCTGAAGACTAATGGACATCCGTGGACATGTTCGCGAATCAGCTGGCGGTCTAAACAACCGCAAGAAGCTAACCAGCGAACAGGAACGCAAGATGGCCGAAGCTGCTGCAGCAGCTCGCGCTAAGCGCGCAACGACAGAGAAGCCGGATGTCGGCCGTCGCAACTAACACATCGCCCCAAGCGTCGGTCGGCTACGAGGTAGTCAACGCCCTGGGGCGGCTAAACAGCGACCGTCCCAAACTGGGTGAAGCGTGCACCGAGCAAGTACCTGTAGCTCGAGCAGTGAGATATCTCTTGCACGCACTGGACCTGCACCAACAAGCAACCGGACACTCTTGCGCAAAAATTGCGCGCGATATACGGAAAGGGCGAATTGAGATGCGTCTCGACGGAGACCGCATCGTGATCGTTACACCAGGTACATGAGCGACGAAACCAAAATAACTGACGAGACTGCCACCGAAGAGGCTGGGGCCCCCGCACCCGACGCCGAAACTGCGGCTTCGGACTCACCCGAGACGCCTGCCCCTGTACCCGAGGCGGGTGAGGATAAGCCCAAGCGTCGCCGTAAGAGCGGCGCCGACGATACCGAAAACGAAAAGGCGCCTTTGCCAGAGCCAGCACCGTGGCATCCGGAGCCAAGCGTAATCACCGAAGCCAAGCAACTGGCATTGGGGCATCACAGTTTCGCCATCCGAACCGATAAGAACGGTCATGGACGAATCCTAATCCAGGCACCCGAGAAGTCGATCGAGAAAGTAAAATGCGAAGACCTGCCTGGTACTGCGTACGTCGCCCAAGCAGGTGCGCAGCGGACATGGGTCGGCGTATACGGCGCCATCGCTGAAGCTGAGGTCCGCGTATCGTTCGACATCTCCCTCGAATGGGTGCGATGAGCAAACGTAAGCAGATTAAACAACTTCAGAAGGATATGGAGTTGATTAAGTTTCGTGTTCAGCAGCTGCAAACAACCAGTAATCCGGTTGATCTGTCGCTACCGGCTACAGCTCCTGGCATGTTGTTAGATCCCCCAACTCAAGCTGATCCATGAACCAACGATCAGAGTTCTGGGATTGGGTTATATTCGCGGGAGTCTGTGTACTGGGGATGCTCATAGGCGTCGGGTGTGCTATCGGATTTTGCGCACTCGGACATTGGGAGCATGGGATCGGGTGGCTAGCTGATAATGGGGCGGTTCAACGATGACTGAGAACAACGGTACCCGCACGTCGCTTACACCTCCCAAGGAGGGGATCAACGCATCGGTCGGCCGCGAAATGGGCCGCGACTGGGGCTGGGTACTAGCGCGCACCCGGCGCGTAGAACGTCTGCTGGCCGAGCCCGCCGTGATGGAGCTAGCCGATGAGCTGGTGCGCCACTGCGAACGGTTCTGCGCCCACGAAGCCATCGATATGAAAGACCTGCAGGTGGACATTCTACCGACCAGATCTAAAAGTTACATCACGCTGCAGCTGTCGCCCTAATTGCAGCATGACCCTGTCAAACCGGAGGTAACGATGAAGAATAACCGGCTGATGCGCCTCCGAGAGGCGGGGGCCGCCACAGCATCGCCCGCGCTGATCCGAGGTACCGGCGACGATGACCCGAACATCGGCGCAGCAGGCGCCGGTGGGAGCACCGGAGCCAGCACCGACATCAACGACGACGGTTCCCCTGAGATCAAGACCAAGCCGTGCCCCACATGCGGCGGCGCGGGCGTCGACAACGGCGCGCTATGCGCCACCTGCAACGGTAACGGACAAGATCAAAGCGGCGAGACCGTGCAAGACATGGGAGAAGCCGCCAGCGACACCAAGACCTGCCCAGTCTGCGGCGGCGACGGTGTAATCGGTAAAAGCCTACCGTGCAACGCCTGCGACGGCAAAGGCGTAGTGCCCAAGGACTGGCAGCCGAAAGCAGACTCAGGCAACCCATTCGCCAAAGGCAAGGAAGCTGCAGCTGACTTAAGGGACCTGGGGCCGCTGTCTCGAGTACCGGCTGCATGGCTTGCAGACGGGTCGCTGCGTGAAGCCAGTGTCGCTAAACTGTCAGAGAAGGACTACTCGACAGACACCCGCATCCAAGCGGCCAAGGACGGCAATGCCATCCCGATCAAGAACGCCAAAGGTGAAATCACCGGCGGAGCGTTCCCGATCCTGGACGGTGGCGATGTCGACGATGCAAAAAGCTCGTTCGGTCACAACCCGAGCGCGGTAGTTAAGGCGCACATCGTCAAGCAGGCCAGGAAGTTCGGTAGCGATGACCAGGTCAAGGCGGCGCAGGCGCTCGATAGTACCAAGGAATCCGCTGCGCTCGAGAGTCGCATCGCAGTGCTCGAAACCCGACTGAGCAAGGATGCAGACCTGCGCGAATCGAAGCCCGACTTCATGGGTTCGACCTTCGCAGGGATGACCAAGGTCACCAACTCGCAAGGTCAGGAAGGGTACGACGTCGTGCTCATCCGCGAAGGTAAGGGTAACGACCAGGATGACAACTGGTACACCGCTGCCGCTATCAAAGAGATGTGCGAGTCCGGGCGAGCGGAAGGCATGCAAGCATATGCCAACCACCCAGACCTCGAGGAAGAGGAACTGCGTCCCGAGCGTGATGTTCGTCACCTCATCGGCACGCACACCGATGTGAAGTTCGCAGAGGCGGGCGGTAAGGGGACCGCCAAGTCGATCTTCGTGCCACTGACCACGAACGAGAACCACCCGACCTACGGGTGGGTCACAACTCTGGCCGAGGCAGCAGTTCGCAGTAAGGGACCGCAGCCACTGGTCGGATGGAGCTTGTACGGGCTGTCCGGTGGCGACACCGGGACCCGGCCGGACGGTACGGAAGGTCGTATCGTAGATTTGATCATGCCCACCAGTGGTGACATGGTCACGAACGCAGGAGCGGGCGGCGGTTTTGCCCGCAAACTGATGATGGAGAGCGCACGGCGTCTCCGTCGTGCAAACACCACAACACAGGAGGAACCGATGAACATCGGTCAATTCCGCGTGAAGATGACGGAGGCGAACAAGGCTCTCCGGGAGGCAGATACCGATGAGGCGCGTGCGGACGCGCTACAGGCCATCGAGACCCTGACGGCTGACGCCGAGAAGATCGACGATACGCCGCAGCCCGCTGCCGGTACCGCAGTGCTAACTGAGGCTGCCATCGCGGCGGTCAAGGAAGCGGCGAAGGCCGAAGCTGCTGGTGAGACCGCAGAACTGCAGAAGAAACTGCGCGAGGCCAACACCACGCTCGCCCAGTTCACCGATGTGATGAGCATCGACGCTGTACTGCGCGAAGCCGAAGTCACGGACGACGACGAGCGTCGGCACTTCATCGCTGTCGCCCGGCAGCGTGGCCTGCGCGAGGCCGCGGACATCAAGGACATGGTGGAGACCGAGCGTGGTTACCAGGCCAAGCAGGAAGAGAGGATGCTCGCGTCACTGCGCGAGTCGCTCGGGGACATCGACTTCCCCGAGGTCGAAGGCGCCGTTACCGCAGGTCGTTCCGCGGCACCGGCGGCAGACGGAGGCGTCGCGCTGCTGCGCGAGGCCGGTATCCCGACCAAGGAACCGGCCGCTGCGTAGAGCGGCTCATTCCCGAGAAAGAACAGGAGCAGCGCGACCATGAGGTCAAAGCGTAAGAACGCGATCGGCAAGCCCTATAAGGGCACACTGCCGCTGTACCAGCTAATCGGCCGGTCCGATGAGGACCTCGCCGACCTGTTGGAGCAGGGGTATGACCTGACCATGTCGGGGGCAACCACCGCACAGAACCAGGTGGCAGAAAACCCGCTGTATTTCCCGCGGGCGGTGGTCGTCACCACCGATCAGACCATCAACCAGGGTGACTCGGTCTGGTGGGACCCGGTCAACTACACGCTCAAGCCGTGCACGACCGCCGCTCAGGTGGCCATCGGCACAACCGGTGGATTCTGCGGCTTTGCTGCAGGTTCCAACGTTCCAGGCGTGTACCCCAACCCCCCGGCAGGCACCCCATCCGAGAACCTGCCCGGCATCGCCGTGCAGTTCGGCGGCACGGTATTTGCCAACCTGCAGTCCAACGATGTTATCGACTACCCGTTCCAGAACGTCACCATGGCCGGAGTCGATGCACAGACGATCACCAAGGGCGGCGCCACTTCAGCCAACCGTGTTGGTGTCGTCATCGTCCCACCCCCGACGGTGCCTCGCGGCGCCGCAGGTGCAACCCCCGTACCAGAGTCGGCCGCGGGCGGTACTCGCGTTCGGGTCTGGGTCGAACGCAAGTACCCGAGCACCACCCTGGTCTAGCAGACCCGGAAGAAAGGAGTACCCAGCCATGCCGGATCTGCGACAGATCCAGAACAAGCGGATCGACAAGATTCGCGAAGCCACACGCCAGCAGGTGCAGAAGGTAAGTGGCATCGACCCCGAGAGGATCGACTGGAACGATCCCGACCTCTCGGTCAAATCCCTTAGGGAGGCTTGCTTCAAGGGCCGCCTACGGGAAGCAAGCGCGGAGTCGGCCTTCGGCCAGCTGCTGCGCGCAGGCGTTAACAACTTCATGTTCGACGCCTACCAGACCGTGCCGACCATCTACCAGGACCTCGTCCGGGTAGCGGCCAGCACGAAGTACGAGGAGCTGTACGCACCGCTGTACAACTCCGAGCTACCGCAGGAAGTGTTCCCGTCGGAACCGTTCGACGACAGCCGCATCGTCGGTCTGGACGTGCACGTCAGGAACCGTAAGTTCGGCCGCATGCTCGCCTTTGAGCGCGAGCTTGTCGACGACGATATGACCGGGCAGATCACGCAGCGTGCCGCGAATCTCGGTGAGATGATGCGGTATGTTGAAGAGCTGCAGGTTATGATCGCGATCGACGGTGCGATCAACCCGCAGACCGGTGGTGCCGGTTACTCCTACTCCGCACTGGGCAACCAGCTGCAGACGCCGGGGCAGCTGTCACAGCCGAACCTCGAGCTGGCAGACATCCAGCTGCAGAACATGATCGACCCGCTCGGCAACTTCATGCTGGTGACCCCGGACACCGTCCTGGTCTCACCGGCGGACAAGTTCAATCTGTTGAAGCTGCTTAACAGCACGTTGCAGCCGAGCGTCCCTGGCACCGCGGGCTCCACCACCATTGGCGGTGGCGGTACGGGTGCCAGCTCCGGTCAGACCGGTTGGACCATGACGATCAACCCGCTCCAGGGCGAGTACAGCGCTAAGGTGTCTCGCTTCATGCGCGGCGCCAACAGCTCGCAGGGCGGCCCCGGGCTCACCGGTCCGGGTCAGGACGGCTCGCACGGTGCGTGCTACCTGTTGCAGACGCAGAAGTCGATCGTGTTCCAGGATCGAGACGGGCTCGAGGTGCTCCAGGAGGCTCCGAACTCCGGGACAGCTTTTGCATACGATCAGTACCGCTACCGCGTCCGTAGACGATTCGCGTGCCGGGTCATTGACCCTCGTTTTCTGTGTCAAATTAACTGAGGGTCGGTTATTGACGATCCACGGTTAGCCTGCCTATGCTCCCTCAGGTGTAAAAACCTGAGGGAGTAAGCATGAAGATACCAACTAGCGAAAGGAACGGTGAGCTGATGGGGTCATACATAAACGCAGACGGCAGCAGCGTACAGTTCACCGACGATGAACTGCAACGTCAAGCTACAGTACTATACAGCATCCTCAAAGAGGAAGCGCCATCCGGGTCCAGTAACATGGAGAATGATGTAGTCCGTCAGCTGCTTACCGACCTGTGGCAGAACAAACCTTTGAATAACGCCCAGCATGGCGCGCTCGCACAGCTGCTGCGCAAGTATGCTCCGCAGATTGCCGCAGCGCAGAAAAGCGAAGACTATGATGGGCAGGATTATTTGCACACCCCGCCTGAGGGGCAGGGGCGAGTGACCCCGGCACCGGTAGCTCTTAAAGAGGCCGAGGGTAAACAGCCGAGTTTGGCGCCGCAAGACGTGGTCCGTAGCCCGCCGCATCTGCTTGACACGGTGTTGCATGATCTTGCGCATGCTGCGCAACATGGTAAACAGCTAGCTGACGCGGAAGTGCAGAACGATCCGCAGTCGCTACAGTTCAACCAAGAGCATATGATCAAGCATTTACAGGGCGCTCAGTCGCACGCGCAGAAGCTTGACGCGCATCTGTCCAAGTTCAAGTCAGATCCGAAGGTGTGGGCTGTGGAGCGCGATGCGCTTAACGGTCAGCGCGCGACCCCGGCTATCGACGCGCCGACGTCCGACAGTAAGCCGATTAAAGAGGCGGCTGTTGACGCGAGGCCGCCGCATCTGCGTCAGTCAATGGACCCTACGGTTCAGTGTCACACCTGTTCGATGTTCGATAGTGTGAACTCGCGGTGTACCGCTTACAAGCTTGCGACCGGTGAGAACTATCCGGTTGATGATGAGATGGTGTGTGATGTGTATCAACATCGCATGAAGGAAGCAGACACCCCTAGGGAAGACAGCGGGAAGTTCCGTAAAGACAGCCGCGTATTCGACCCGCTCTTGCTTCACGCTGATCCGCTCCACGCCGCAGAAGCGGCTAGGCAACTGGGTGAGACAGGACGGGTGCGGGTTCTGGGTCACGATCCGGCAGCTAAAGATGCGGCTGATATTGTTGCAGCTAAGGTTGCGGGTAATCCGGAGCAGTCACAACTAACAATCCAAGGCAATCCCTACACTCAGCTCAAGGTAGTAGAGTCCGCATTTATGGGAATGATTCCGTCGGAGCGGCGGCGTATGCGCGAGGATCAAGCACGCGACCCTAACGAGGAGTTTGCAGGCGGCTCCGGCGATAAGCCTAATGTGAGCGCAGGGTCAGCTCCTGGAGGCGGGTTCACCAAAGATGAGCTGATCAAGAACTACGTGACTATGCACGGTCAGCAGCCATCAGCGGCGCAGATAGCGAAGCTGTCTAAATGAGCATCATTCAAGAGCGTGATATTGAAAAACCGGCGCTGCCCCGCACACCCGACGTGCTCTCAGAAATTCTGGGGGCACGCACATATGCGCGCCGTCACCGGTTTGGAGTAAGGCTGCAGCGAGGCGCGGCGCAAAGCCCAAAGCTATCGGTCAGCCGGTTTTACTTCGATACCGACCCGCCGACCGCTGTCGACTTCGTGCCGGAGATTAAGCGCGGTAAAGCGGAAGTACTCGCCAAATACACTTACTGCGAAGTACATGGGATTCGGTACATATTGTTGGCCAGCGAGTGGGATGAAGAGGGACTAACCGATTTGCTGCAGATTGTATCGCCAGAATCTTTCGATGCGGCTGGTCCACCTGCAGATCTGTTGATCGCGCCTCGGAAAGGAACCAAGTGACGCTTACTTATCTGCCTGCTGCGCAAGCCAACGCGGCTATGCAAGCAATGATCACTCCGACCACGACATACTACGCGTCTTTGCATACGGGATCGCCGTCTAACACGGGCGCTAACGAAACATCGGGTGGGTCGTATGCTCGACAGGCAATCCAGTTCGGGAACGCTTCATCTGGGGTAGAGACTTCTACCGACGCACAGAGTTACACCAACATGCCTGCTGTTACTATCTCTTACTTTGGGGTGTGGAGTTTAGTGACTGGCGGTACATATGAGCTAGGTAGCCCGCTTGGGTCTTCATTAACTGTGCCTGCTGGCGCAACTGTAACTATGGCTATAGGCGCTGTAACTTTAACTGTGGGAGGCTAAAATGCTGAAAGAGCTAGTGTCCACTAACCCGGATGGGTCTCCGCATTACCGGTTTGAGCTTACACAAGATGAACATGACTCTGGGTTGGTGGCGCTTATGACCGGTCCGATAGCGGGTCCATTGACGCTTGATGACGGTACTACTTACGACGTCACCGATACTTTTATACCGGTCAAGCGTGAGCATGTTGGTCCGCTGCACATTGCTATTGTAGAGTCTCATCACGCAAACGGCCGGTTTCTTGATGTGCCAGTTCCGAAGCTTGAGGATGTTTCTCTTTAAGCGCTATGTCTATGATTACGGCTAGCGCCGCTGGCGGTAACTGGTCTTCTACTGCTGCGTGGACAGGCGGTGTAGTACCTGGTGCGGGTGACGATGTTTTGTTAACTGTTACCAGTGGCAACATCACCATAGATACGTCTGCTGCTGCTTGTAACAGTCTAAACTGTACGGGCTACACCGGTACGCTTACTCATGTAGCAGGGATTACGTTCAATATTGGATCCGCGGCTGCTGGTTTGTCAAGCGATGCGTTAGTGTTGGTAGCAGGGATGACGTATACGTTGGGGAATGCCACGACGTCGGCGCTCAACTTTATATCGACATCGGCGACGCAGCTGAATGTCACGTCTGGTGGTAATGCGCTGGGCAATGTTACGTTCAATGGTGCTGGTGGTTCATGGATATTAACCGATGGGTTTTCGACTAATGCTGCGGCTACAGTCACCCTGACCGCAGGCACGCTCAACACCAACAGCCAGGCGTGTTCGTGGGGTCTGTTTTCCAGTTCAAATTCTAACACGCGAGTGCTAACGATGGGCACAAGCGCTATTACCCTCACTGGTACCGGTACCACGTGGAATATAGCTATTGCCACCGGTCTCACTCTCTCAGCAGCATCCAGCACAATTAACGTAACAGGCGCTACAGCTTCTTTCTCGCACGCCAATTCGGCTGGGTCGGCCGGAAGTTTCGGTACTCTTAATCTGACCGGCTCGGGAGTCTGTCAGTACCTCGGGCAGTCAGCGACAGGAAACAGCTTCGTCAACTTCAACAGGACCGGGACCGCAGTTAAGACAGACTCGCTGAGTATTGTCGAGAAGTTTGCGGTCACGGGGACCCTGACGCTCGCGGGTAACAGTGTCACAAACAGGCTCCTGGTCCAATCGTCGGTCACAGGCACGGCACTGACCATCACCGCTGCTGCGGTATCGCTCACGGATGTTGATTTTCAGGACATCACCGGAGCGGGTGCAGCTTCTTGGGCCGGAACCAGTATCGGTGATTGCGGTGGCAACTCCAATATCACAGTGACTGCCGCGCTGAACTTGTATGGAGTCAATACGAGCGCCAACTCGAACTGGAGCACGGCACTGTGGGCTACCTCCTCTGGCGGATCGTCTGGCGCACGAGTGCCATTGCCGCAGGATGCTGTATATCTCGATGGTAACTCTGGTACGCATCAGTACGCGATCGATATGCCGCGTCTCTGCGCAAACCTGATCTGCCTCGGGTTCACTGGGGCGCTGTACGCGTCGGCGACCAACTTCACGATGTACGGCAGCTTAACGCTTGTTGCGGGAATGACCTATACCAACAATGTATCAATGACCCTAAGCGGTCGCGGCAGCGGCAACACGATCACCAGCGCTGGTCATACCCACGCCAGCATCGGGATGGGAGGCGTCGGAGGAACCTACACATTGCAGGACAACCTTACGGTGACCCAGACATTCACAATCTCCTACATCTTCAATGCTAATGGCATGAACGTGTCGGCGGGGGAAGTGCAGTTCTTCGGTGGTGCGGCTACTACTGTCAACATGGGTTCAGGAACATGGACTTGTACCGGCACTACAACCATATGGAACTACAGCTCGGGCATTATTAATCCGCAGACCTCGACAATTGTGCTTGCCGGAAGCGGGGCCGCGATTACATTCGCAGGCGGCACGGAAACATATGGCAACATCACCATTCAAGGATTGGCGGGAGGCTCCGTCACCTTCACCGGGAACAGCACCTTCGGAACCTTCACTTGCACGCAAAAGAAGACGCTGATCTTTCCTGCATCGACAACCCTGACGGCTGCACAATGGGTACTGCAGGGCTCTAGTGGAAATTTAGTCACACTTCAATCGTCATCTTCGGGGACCACCGCGAGCATTAAGCAAACATCCGGCTACGTATTCGCACAATTCGTATCTCTGAAGGATTCGACCGCCACGGGTGGCGCTGCATTTGGGTACGACTCCAACAGTACTGTCGTGTCGAATGTAGCTGGGTGGGCTCTTATGGATCTCGAGACCGGTACTGGGTCGTTCTCATTTTCAGGTAGCGGTACAGAAACACTGTCTCAATCTGGAGCTGGAACATATTCTTTCAGCGGTAATAGCACCATATCGCTAGTTAGCGCTGGCGGCGGAGCATACTCGTTTACCGGAACAGCATCAGAAGCCCTTACGGTAGCGGGTGGCGGGCTATATTCCTATAGCGGATCCGGTGCGGGTGTTATCAAAATCGCTGGGACCGGGGTAGGCCACTATTCGTTTACTGGTACGGCTACCGACAGTCTTGCCAGTAGCGGGGTAGGATCGTACAGTTTTGTAGGTCATAGCGCAGAGTCATTGGTTGCTAGCGGAAACGGATCATACCGGTTTACTGGGACAGCCACTGGGGCTGTAACCGCAGTGATAGTGGCTACACCTATCACCACCGGCCATACGCGAGCGCAATCGCAAAGTGGATCAGCTACAATGTCTACAACCGCTACCGGTAATGCAAGTAGCGGACGCACCGGCGTATCCAAAGTGCCTGCGGCTGTTACCGGTAGCGCAGGCAGTGGACGCACTGGTATACCTAAAGTACTTGGACCTAACTGGTAAGGAGGCGCTGTGTCATACGTAATAAACCTTACCGACTATGTTCCACCAGCGCGATACGACAGCGAAGCTTGGATACAAGCTCAAATTTGGTATTCGCCCGACAATATTCAGACGTATGTGTTGTTGGATACGTTCAGTCTTTCGCCGGAAGACAGTAACCCGCAGCAGCCGTTATCACGTAGCTTCACGGTATCTAATGTACCTACAGCCGTAGGCTGGTTGTCGGTCACGTTCGTGGACGCGTCAGCTAATCAGGCGCCCACTAATCCGGTGCAATACCCAGTGACTACCGGTTCTGGGAGCGCAAACCCGACGCTGCTGTCTGCTCGCTATGGCGTACGCCACCGTATCAGGGATGGGCTACCCGCGTTGGATGCAAGCCCGATGCCGTTCAGCATGGTCAGACTCGAGAACCTGAGTGACCAGATAGTGGCAACGTCTACGCCGACTGAGACTGTTTTCCAGTGCCGTTACGACGACGTACCTACACAGCGGTACATGAACGCTGAGGTTATCCCCGGCACGCTAACGGCGTATGTAGACGGGTCTTGGACACCCGCAACGGTTACGCAAGACGTGGATCAGAACGGTAATTTCACGTTAGCTATAGCGCCTACACAGGCGCTGATGATCACCTATGCCTGGCAGTACTTGTCAGACGGCGAGATCGATCAGTTTGTCGATGAAGCGCGGCAGTGGCTCCGCGAATTCTCTCAAGTTGGGAGTATACCGGACGGGCTGGTACCGGCTCTTATCAGCTACGCGTCATCGCGTGCCTTAGACGCGCTCGGTCGCAGCGCGATCTTGGCGCCGGTGCATGCTGGTGACTCAGAGATCGACTTTAGTAAGTTAGCTTCATCATACGCGACCGCGTCGACATCGCAATACAATAAAGCGATGAAGGAACGCGAAGAGTTCTACACGCAAGGTCCTGAGGCGCTTGACCCAACGGCTGCTGATTTCAGCTCTGTTGGAGTTAGTGCTTATACCCCGTTGCACTAACCTAGCTAGGTTCTGACACCTAGGCATGGTATAATCGTGAAGAGAGCAAGGGGAAGCATGGTAGACGCAGACGCCCAAGAAGTGATCGAAGGTCTGGTACAGCGCTGCGCGCTGGCTAATCAGGCGTTTAATCGCATCAACACAGTAGCCAAAGAGCACGGGCTGATCTATAGCCCCGAAGAGCTGACGTCGATCAACATCGTGTGTGATCAGCTGCTCGAAGTGCTGGTTGCCTCGGGGCTGATCGATAAGGTACAGTTCATGCAGGACGTACTGGCTAGACAAGCCGAGTCGCTGGAAGAGCAACTAGCTAATGCCGCCGCCGATTTCCGTGAGCGCACTGGGCTGATGGTGCCGCTCGGTGTAAGCGGCAGGCCGCAAGGATGAAACTTTGCGTGGGCGCCCCTGTAGGCGACGATCGCGAATGGGTGTTTGATGCTTGGCTGGACGCGCTCAGGGCTCAGACGGTACAGCCAGATTACATACGCCTGGTCACAGGGCAAGCCATACCTGGCTGGGTAGTCCATGAGCTGGAAGATCAGGGGGTGGAGTACGATTGCGCCCCGTCTGAGCTTCCGTGTTACACGCGTAATCAGCGCACTGCAGATCCTACCGACCCGAACCGCACTAACCACTTTTGTGCGCTGCGTAATCAGCTGCGTGGTCTGATGCTCGAGACTGATGCTGACGTGTTTTTGAGCTTGGACACCGATATTTTGTTGACTAACCCTGATACGATCGAGTTGCTGCTCGACGCGCTATTTAGGTACCATTACAGCGTAGCTGCACCGATGGTTTACCTTCACCCTCTAGGCGAAGAGGGCGGGTGTTATAACGCGGCATGGTGGTGCACCAGCGAGCTGGGCGACCCGAAGCGGGCGTGGCAGCGTATAAGCACCGACGATATTCGTGAGCATCGCGAAACACTCGGGTCGATGTTTAACATTGACGAAGCACTCGGGCCGATGACTATTGACATACCGATGGCTGCGGTCGCAATGCGCCGAAGCGTGCTCGAGGCATGTACGTACACCCCGCATGAACAGGGTGAAGATATCGGGTTTGCTGACCAGCTGTCTGCTAACAATTTCTCTATCGGTTGGTGCTACAACCTAGAGACCTGGCATGTTTGGGGCGCCGAGTATTTGGAGGAAGCCGTATGAACTGCCGCGGCTGTGGGCAAGAATTAGATCCAGCCAATGTCGTGTGTGATCTCGGTATGCAGCCGCTAGCTAACGAGTTGGTTACTGACCTCGATCATGCTGAGATCCGTTACCCGACACGCCCGCTGGTGTGCTCAGTATGTTTGCTAATGCAACTCCCCGCGGTAGACGGAGTGTTCCACGCTGATTACCCATTCTACGCGGGCCAAAGCCAAGCGTGGCGTAGGCACTGTACTCACTTTGTGGAGACCCTGCTTGATCGTGGACTTAGTGAATCTAACCGAGTGCTTGAAATCGGATCTAACGACGGCACCTTAACCAGCGCCTTTCTGCAGCACGGGATGCAACGTACCATGGGCGTGGAACCCTGTGCGGAAGTAGCTCAGAGCGCGCTACGTGAAGGTTTGGCTGTCGATATTCAGTTCTGGACGGAGGATTACGCTGAACGGCTGGTTGATCGGGGATACTCAGCTGACCTGGTTGTAGCTACCAACGTACTCGCGCACGTACCTGATCTGCAAGACTTTTTGCGAGCCATAAAGACCGTACTCGAGCCGGACGGCGAGATCGTGTTCGAAGTACCGCACGTAGCTAAGCTCATACAGGATGGGCGATTCGATCAAATCTATGCTGAGCATCACTGTTACTTCAGTATGCGTTCCCTATGGATCGCACTGTTGGGAGTAGGTCTGGATATCGGTGACGTCCAGGAAGTGCCCACACACGGCGGCTCCCTGCGGATATACGCCGGGCACATGGACCATTGGCAGCCCAGCGAACGGGTCAGCGCCATGACCAAGGCCGAAGACGCACAGGGATTGTACGATATGAGCACCTATTTATCGTTCTATCCTCGACCCGCAGCCGTGAAAACTGCGCTGTTGCGTGAGCTAACCTCTAGTGATTGCGTTACCTGGGGGTATGGCGCCAGCGCCAAAGCCGTGACGCTTATGAATTACTGCGGAATCGACCCTTCAATGATCACTGCGATAGCAGACACCACACCCGCTAAACAGGGCAAGTTTGCACCTGGCTGCCGAATCCCTATTGTTTCCTCCGTCGATATGGCAGCGGCACAGCCTGAGCGTATAGTCAACTTTCTATGGAACTGGGCCGAAGAATCTGAGCGAAACATACGAAAGGCTTGCCCTGAAGCCCTCATCATCAACCCGTTCGACTGCCTACCTGCATGAGTAAACGTGCTCTCATTACAGGTTTGACGGGGCAAGACGGGAGCCATCTAGCAGATCTGTTGCTTGAGAAAGGTTACGAAGTACACGGTATTGTGCGCCGCAGTTCACACGTAGCTGACGGCCGCATCGCTCATATCCGTGGTCAACTGCAATTGCATGAAGCTGATCTGACCGATCAAGAGTCGCTGAATCGTGTGATGCACCGTGTGCGTCCAGACGAAGTATACAACCTAGCTGCGATGAGCTTCGTGGGCGCCAGCTGGAACCAACCCATACTAACATCTGAAGTCACTGGACTTGGCGCGTTACGGATGCTCGAGGCAGTTCGTAGCTGTACTCCTGACGCGCGGTTTTACCAAGCATCGTCGTCTGAGATGTACGGATCTGCTCCGGCGCCTCAGGACGAAAACACTCCGTTTCATCCTCGCTCGCCTTACGGGGTGGCGAAAGCATTTGCGCATCATATGACCGTTAACTATCGCGAAAGTTACGGTATGCACGCCAGCTGCGGTATTCTGTTCAATCATGAGGGTGAACGTCGCGGCGAGGAGTTCGTCACCCGCAAGATAACTAAGTGTGTAGCTGAACTGGTAGCTGGTAAGCGTAGCACGTTCACGCTCGGGAATTTAGACGCTCGCCGTGATTGGGGGTATGCCCCAGACTATGTGAACGCGATGTGGCTCATGCTGCAGCAAGAAACTCCCGATGATTACGTTATCGCCACTGGGGAAACATGGTCGGTGGCCGACTTTGTTGACGCGGCCTTGCAAGCCGCGGGTATTAGCAATTCACGTGAAGAGTTAGTGACGATCAATCCAGCGTTTGTTCGTCCGGCTGAAGTCAACGAGTTGTGCGGGGTTCGACGCAAAGCTTGGGTTAAGCTTGGATGGGCACCTACTGTATCATTCATGGAATTGGTAGGTCGCATGGTACAGGCTGATTTAGAGGCGCTGGGTGTTGACCCACTCCCTGGTATGGCGACGGTCTGATGTATCGTGAACCTTTTAGTGTAGTGACTCCTACCGCGTCAGCTGACGGTTACGGTGTCAGCGGCGAAAGCCTGATCCTAGCCGCTAAACGTAGTCACGATGCCGAGATCTCGGTGATCGGCTATGATTGGGCTGACGAGCGTTACACCGACCCTGAGCTGCTAGCGATGAAGTGTGATCCCTATTTGGCAGATGCGCATGATCTGTTGGTAGTGTATTTTCTACCGTTCGCACTGACACGGTTCTCGTCGCGCTGCACGGTGAATATGACGATGTGGGAGACCGATCGGTTGCCGGACCAGTGGGCACGACTGCTTAAGCTTGCTGACGGTGTAGTTGTCCCGTCTGAGCATTGCAAAGTAGTGTTTCAGCAGCGGGTGGATTGTCCGGTCGAGGCGGTACCGTTCGGCACCGATACCGATCTGTACAGTTACATTAATCGTCGCGGCGATCTTACTCGCAATCGCTCGCTGCATCCGTATTACTTCGGGCCAGAAGTTCGGAATCCGCATGAGTTCGTGTTCCTTATGAGTGGAGCGTTACACTACCGTAAAGGTGTGGACTTCGCTCTCCGCGCGTTGCGTGAGGAATTCACCGGCGGCGAGCCTGTGCGATTAGTACTCAAGACCCGTCGCGGATTCTTTGATTTTGTTGGGGAGGCTGCGATGCTGTCAGACGCGCGGGTAACTGTGATAGACGAAGATTACACGCGCGAGCAGATGCGCGACCTGTATCATATGGCTGATTGCTTCCTCGCCCCTTCCCGTGGCGAGGGCTCCGGGCTCACCCCGCGCGACGCTATGTCCACCGGCTTACCTACCATCGCCACCGAATGGGGCGGGTTAAAAGAATTGACGGACTCCGGTTGTGTGATGACCCTCCGAGTAGAAGACCTGGAGGAAGCGCCGCAGGAGAATACTTCGTACGGTGTGGGTGTCACTGGTGGCGGTGATATCGGCAACTTTGCTCGGCCTGATGTGGCTCATCTGCGCACGCTGATGCGGGAGGCTTATGAAGACCGCGAGTCGGGCTATAGCTTGGGTTACGATGGGGCGCAGCTTATGCGCTCGGAGTATACGTGGCGCGATTGTGCCGGTAAGTGGCTTAACGCGCTCGAACTACTGAAAGCGGCGGCTTAATCTTGCAACCTACGATTACAGGGAAGGAGGTGAACAGTCATGACAGACGAAGCTCATGCTCACACGAATCCGGCAACTGGCGCGGCCAGCAAAGACGTCGGACGCGCGGTAATCTTTACCGACACGCACGGGGTGAAGCACAACGCGCTAGTGACGGCGGTATGGGGCGAACTCGGAGTCCACAGCATCAACCTGTTGTTTGTGGAAGACGATCCGGCCAAGACCGACCAATACGGTCGTCAGATCAACCGTCAAAACACAAGCGTGGTGCACAAGAGCGGGCAGTCGGCACACGGTATGTACTACGAAGTGATCGACGCAGCCTTTACGAGCTAACGCTGTCTCTGGTGCCGAGTAGGTGCCTAATCAAGAGGCTGTTCACACGTTGAAATGGACGTCTGGGTTTTAATGATAGTGGGCCAGTTCGAAGAACCGTTCCTCGAGGCGGCATTACGATCAGTCGAGTGGGCTGACGGTTTCGCTATCGTCAACACCGATCCTGAAGGTAAGAACGGTCAACAGAACGAGCGGATTGTACGCAACATCGTACCTCGAGAGAAGCTCAAGCTTGAGCGACTGTGGATGAGCCCCGGCAAGTTCGACTTCGCTAAGGCGCGCAATACCGCGCTCGGGCTGATTCCGGATGATGCTGCTGTGCTCATTGTCGACGCCGATGACGTGCACTACCCGCATTTCCAGGGGCTGGTGCGCAATGCGATCGCGCAGGGTGACACCACGCTGGCTGCACATTACTGGCATCATGCCGTCTACAAAAACCTGTGGCACTCGATACCGCACCGGAGGATTGTGTTCCCGCGGCACGGCGCGGGATTCAGCAATTCACAGGGCACCGTGCATGAAGAGTTGCGAGGTCGTGTAATCGAGCCGGTGTTTTTGGATTATCGCTACCATCACTACGGCTATATCAAGCCTGCGCGTGAGGTAAGCAAGCGCTGGGAGTTTTACCGTAGCCTAGGTGCCCCGATTCACGACTACGACCGTGATCAACCAGACCACGCGCTCGACGATTGGCCGCGGATCTGTAAGCTGTACACCGGCGAGCACCCGCCAGCGGTAGAGCCTGCGCTGAACGGGCTTGGCGACCAAAGCATCTGGCCAGTGGCGACGCCCGACGTTTTTCCGCATGACACGCACCCGGCACGCGTCGGATTAGTGCTGCTAACTTGGAACGACGAAGATAACCTCCGAGGCTGCCTACAGTCACTCGATTTTACTCGCGAGCCATTCGGCCTGCTTACTGTCGACAACGGATCTAATGACGACAGCCCTAGCATGGTAGTACGATACGGCGACCTGTTGGAGCGACCTGACCGGTCGCTCACAGAGGCGCTGAACATTGGGTTCAAGGATCAAATGGACGCCGGTTACGAGTACATCGGCTGGATTCACCCAGACCACGTGTTCGAGTATCCAGATTGGTTGACCGAACTGGTAGCTGCGCTGGACACTCACCCGGAATGGGCGAAGGTTGGTTGCCAAGAGGTCGTAGACGCTGGATCTGGATTGCGAGCAGGTAATACTCAGTGCTTTATCGTCCGGCGATCTGCGCTCGAGCAGATCGGTTTGTTTGACGAAGGCTATCTTGCCTGCGGTGGCTACGAAGATTGGGATATGAACCGGCGGCTGATCAACGGCCCAGGATCGGTTATGATCTGGCCAAATGCGGTGGTCCGACATAACGCGATGAGCACCCGTAAGCGGCACGACAACGAAGAGGCGGCACGGCGTAACGCTGGGTACTATCAGGAGAAGTGGGGCGACACGGAGCCCCCTTGCTGATGGCTCGTATAATGCCTGAGACTATAACTGTCAAATTGAAGCTCGGCGATGTCCTCGCGGTTGAGCGCTTGTTGGATTTTGTCGCAGAGGTTACGCATCATGCTATAGCGACTGGGGACAAAGTGCTGCTAGCTAAATGTCAGAAGGTGGGCGAAGATATGGTGGGCGTAACATGCGAGTAGGGGTACTAACCAGTCACCGTGTACCTTGTGGTGTAGCACAATACTCCGAACGCTTCGTCGAGGCGCTCTCTCGGATTCCGGATATTGAGCCGGTCATCTTGGCCGGGAGAGCCGATGAGCACCGTTCCGTGCCCGAAGAGTGGTCCGGAGAAGTGCACGACGTAGCCGATATCGGCCTGTGGCGCGACGATCAAACCTATAACCTAGATATCATCAAAATTCTTGGTCTAGATTTGGATGCTATCCATGTGCAGTATCAATCGATGCTGTTCGATCAAGAAGATCTATGCTGCTTGGCGAATCGGTTCTACGGTGTGAAAGCTATAACCTTTCACGATAACTGTCAGCGACCCGACTTTCCGTATCGTGCGTTTGATCTGCGGTTTACGCATCGCGCAAACGTCGGCCAGGGCGAAGTTATACCGTTCGGCATCGAGGATCGCCCGCCGGTAGTGCGAACCTTCGGGCTCGGTCGTACACGTTCCGATTACATCCGGCCGATTTGTGAACGTAATGGCTGGGTGTTCGAGTCGGCCGCAAGCCATGAGCCGATCCAGGGAGGCGGTCAGGCGTGGCGCGCCCACAATGATCTGATTGAGTGGCTTCGTGGCGCGGATGCGATTGTGTTGTGGTACGACGATAACGGTATGGCGGGCTCGAGCCAAGCGGCGCGCACGGCGATCGCATCACGGCGGCCGGTGATCACCAATGACACAACCTGGTTTAGCGACCTGCCGGAGTGGATGGTTGGATACAAGAAGGTGGCCAGCCTAGAAGCGCTAGAAGATGCGCTGAGTGATGAATTCACTCGCGATTACGTGCAACAGAACTCTTGGAACAGTGTAGCTCACACCATTACAGAGCGCTACCGGGGCGCGCTAGTATCTCGGGGCGCACCCGCGGCCTTCGGTGACTCTTTTTCACATCTAGACGGGCTAGACGCCGCATGACCAGTATCGCGACCAAGTCGCCCCGCTTGTTGGCTGAGATAGCCATACAAGAGCATGGCGCTCAGCAAAAGCTGGATGAGCTGCAGCTACTGTGTGAGCTAGTCCAGGAGCACACGTTACATCGGGTTCTCGAAATAGGCAGTCAGTTCTGCGGCACGCTGTGGTTGTGGTCTCAGCTCGCAGAACCCGACGCCACATTAGTGGCGGTAGATCAACAATTTCAGCATCGGGTTAAAGGTCGAAATCGACAAAAGCTTATGCTGTTAGAGGGTGACTCCCATCGCGAATCGGTCTACTTCTCGGTGCGCAACACCTTTGATGGTCCCGGGTGGAACGGCCAAAGCTCCGACATCGACCTGCTGTTCTTGGACGGTGATCACAGTTACGAAGGTGTGAAGGCGGATTACCTAACTTACGGCCAGTTGGTAAAGCCCGGTGGGTTGATTGTGTTGCATGATATCGCTGAGCACACCGACCCCAGCTGCCAAGTAAAACCGCTATGGGATGATATCTTTGACGGTGATTTTGGTGTTTT